ATCAATTAAAATTGTATCATACAATGCTTTAACTTCTGGTCTTTTAAACTGTTTAGTAATTTTTTTAGTATCTGCCCATTTAGTAGGTTTAAAATATGGTAATCCTGCTATTGCATTTAGACCATTTTCAAAGGGTATGGCAAATGGTTTAGAAGATTTCACTGCATTGGCTGTTTTCCCTGTACCATTATCCCCATAAATAAACAAACTCTTGCCTTTTAAAGATTTCTCTACTACTGTAACACTTGGCTGAGTAAAATCTAACTCCATATTTGCTATTGTCATATAATAATATTTCTCCTTTTATTTTATATTTTATTGTTTTCTATAGGATAAACAATAACATCCTATAGAAAACTAAACTATTCTCTTGGAATTTAATTTATAATTCAATGCTAAAACGGAATATCTCCATCTTCCTCAATGGGTTTTGGTTTGCCATTCCCTAATCCTTTTCTATTATTCGCTTTTCCACCACTATTTTTACCATCTTTCCCACCTTGATATCCTTTTGATTTTAAATCATCTAATTTTGCTTTTCTTTCTGATAGTGCAATTCTAATAGCTTCTGGACTAATACCCATTTCATCATCTTCATCGAATGCAGGATCAGCACCAGTCACAATCATTTCTACATATGATTTACCTTGTGTTACTCTTTGCTTCCCTAATCCACCAGCTTTAACAGGTTTTCCTTCTGATTGATTAACAATAAAATCAACAAACAATTTAGCAGTTTGACCTTCTTGATATCCTTCTTCAAATCCTTCTCTTAATTCTGCAGGTACAATAATATTTTTAACTGGAATAATATTACCAAAAAAATCAGTAGTAATCATAGTCACTCTTAATCTACCTGTTTCTTTTTCTTCTTCTCCTTTTACTTCTGGGGCAATAGTTTGAATATAACCTTCTATATCTGCAACACCTTTAAATTCTTCATCTACTTTAACATCATTAAAAAATTTAGCATTAATTTTTAATCCTTCAATAAGTTTATCTTTATCACTTACATAATCATTTGTTCCAAATTCTGCTTGAATAGATACCATTGTTGCTTCTTCTTCCCCTACTTTAGCGACAGATTTAATTGAATTCGCAAAATCTAATGTTTTATCATACATTTTATTTTCTTTTCCTTCTGCATTAAATTGTGCAACATACACTTCAAATTTTTTAGTGTGCGCTTTAGTATTTCCAAATTGAATTTCACCTTTAACTCTAACATCATCGGATTTATTTTTATTTGTACTTTTTTTAACTTCTGCCTCTGTAATTTTACCTGATAATGTAACCATATTCCCTAAACTTCTAATTTTATCACTCATATGTAATATTAGTCTCCTTTAAATTTTAATTTTTTTATTTTTACTTTCTTTATAACCAATTAAAACAATAAACTATCTTGTCAATCCATTAATCAAAAATACTAATCTAAATAATCCTACTCTTCATCCTCACTATCATCTTCAGTATACAATCTAAGACTTCCCTCTTTCATTTCAACTACATTCCATCTTTCATTATGTTTTCCACCATCAGGAATGAATTCAATTTCAACTTTCTCAGGTTTTGTACCTTTAAAACTAGTTACAATTCCTACTTTCAATTCTCCATTATCTTCTGTAATGAATCTAATCTTATCTCCAGTAGAAATAGTTTGAATTTCTCCTGTGTTAATTTCTACTTCAATTGATTTGTACGGAACTTTTTCAATATTAACCATAAATAAATCATTTCTCCTTTTCACTTAAATTTATTTTTATATTATCTTATCTTAACTCACACTTTAAAAAAATTTATAATCTTAAAAACCTAACTTTTTACAAATCGTGATGAAATATTCCTTTGGACACGATTTTAAGATTTTTCATACCCTCTAAACCCTTAATTTATAGAGGTTTTAAAATTGGTAAATTTTGTATATCACCCTTTCTATGTAATATTTTCTTACTTTTTTGATTTTTGATGAATTTTTCTTAATTCCTGCCTACCTTCATTATTATATTCGTAATCTGTTAATTTGTCAAGAGAAATTTTTATTTATTTTTGGTTTTTTATATAAACTTTCTCTTGAATGAGAAACTTAATAATTACATCAATTCAACTAAATACTTAATAGTAGTTTGTTCTTCTTTATAAACTATAATTTCATCATTTCTAAGCATACTCCCTGCATGTGCATGTAGACAATTAGCATCTTTACAATATTTCTGCAATGATTCATAATTAAAATTATAAAATTTACTATCAAAAGAATGAACGTCATAAGGTTTGCCATATGCAACATCATATAAACTCATGAATGCAGAATTAGAATTTCCTCCTGCCCAATATGAACCATGATAAGAAGTATATCCAAATGATTTTTGTGCTTTTGGAGCAAAATAAATACCATGTCCAAACATCTTGCCATTTATTTGAGCAGCAGGTCTTAATACTAAACCGGAATTAATAATATTCCACCAGTTTTCACTTCTCGATCCATGCCATAATAATTTATTATCTTTTATATTACTATTCTGTATAAATTCATCAAATATTTTCTGTGTTTTGATATTAACTACTTTCCATGCTTGATAAAACTTATCACTAATTGAACCAAGATTTTTCTTTATTAATTCTTTTTCAGATTGATTAATCTCTTCAAATTGTAATCCTAAAACTTCTAATATTGTTTGATTAGGTAATTCACATGTAACTTCTTCATTTTCATCTTCTTTAATAATAGAATGTTCAACAACTTGCCCTTTCATAATATCAAGCAAATCTTGTTCTCTTTGAAGTATCTCAGAATAATCTTTATCTGTTTTTGCTAAATAATCTTTTACTTTTCCCATTTTTCTAGGAATAGTTTTAAACAAATCAACTAGTATCTTATTAAATAATTCAATATCATCTGTATTAATCAAATTATTTAAAATTAATTGTGCTTCATCAATCATAACCTGCGTTACATTATTAGAACTAATTGTATAATTATCTTTAATTGCTTGTCGTGCCATTGATTGTAATCTTGCTATAATTTGTGCAATGAAAGGATTATTTATATCAAGATATTCTTTCTTCTTGTTTGGTACAATAGTAGTTTCTGCAACTAATCTTGACTGATCTACATATCCTTTGCGTATCTTACTTTTTAAAGTAGAATCCCATTTCCCTATAGGGTATCTTTTTGTTTGATATCCACCTACGCCAATTCGTCCATATTTTGCAATAAAATAATCTTCACCATCTGGTATCAGTTCGTAATATTTATTATTATTTGCATTAGGTTCTACTTTAACTAGATATAATGGATTTTGCATATATATCCACTCTCCTATAAATAACAAACTAAAATTTCAATATCAATATCTTCAAATACATCTTCAATAATTTCCTTAACAATATCCCAATCCAACTTGTCGAGACCGCATCCAATTTGAGGAATTGCAATCTTTTCAATTTCTAATGTTTCAATTGTCTCAATCATATCCTCTAACGATTCTCTTAAACTTGCATATGTAGGTTTATGATAACATTTTCTTTTAGTTACTAGATTAAATACATTATCAATTAGAATGGCGCAATTATCAGGAATATAATCAACAGTATTCTTTAACTTTTTACGCATATTATACAATTCATTGAATTTTACTGCAATTCCTGCACCTAAAGCAAAATCACCTGAAATACAATGTGCAAAATAATAACCATGTGGTACTGAAAATAAATCTTTTTGTACTTCATTTAAAATCATAATAATATTCTCCTTTTTGTTTTATATTTTTGGTTAATTGTAAGATGGTTTAGTCTTATCTATCCTTAATCCCTTAAATACAGGAAATCTTAAACTAATTCCACCATCTTGATTTTTACTTTCTTCAAAATATTGAATTTCAACTATTCTCCCTAAATATTCATCTTGATTATTCCAGATATACTCTCTGTCGTAATCAGTAAATCCTGAGCCAACTCCAACTTTATTTCCTTTATAATCAACAATTAAAGCACCTAATTTACCTACATTTTTACCTGTTCCTTCTTCAAAATCTGTTACAACCAAATCACAACTATCCATAACTTTTACTTTTAAAATATAGTCTGACCTTTTACAAACATAAGGTTTATCCAAATTACACATTAAACCTTCCCACTTTT